ATTTATATGTGCAGTTTATACACTAATGAGTATATTGAAAAATAATCAAACTGCTATTTTTTCATCCATATGTAATCTCTTCTATGATTTTCTATAAATCTATAGCTTAAATTATCTAAAATCTTTTCTAAGATGTTTTTTTGTTTCTTATTTTCAATTTCTATTATAATAACAGGACTATACAATTTTAAAGTCTTTACTGCACCAAGTAATACTTCTTCTTCGAATCCTTGTGTATCTATTTTTATTAAATTAGGAATGAGATCAAAATCATCTAACCTTACAATTTGTATTTTTTCTTTAATGATATCATCAAAATCTTCAAAGTCTACAAAACTATAAGCACCGCAATTTACACTATTGGCAGGAATTTTTATATTTAAAATATTTGAAGTATTGCCGACGCCATTTTTAAAACAAGTTACGTTATTAAATGTGCTAGTATTTTTTATTAAACATTCAAAGTTTGTAGTAACAGGTTCAAAACTAAAAACAGTATTAAATTTAGATGCAAATCTTACAGAGTGTAATCCTATATTTGCACCGATATCAACTGCACAATTAAAATTATTAATATAATTATATGCTTTATCTATTGTTGCTTGCTGGTAAGTAGTTATAGGAAACTCATCTACACTAGACTGAAAATGTGTATCTATATCAGGAAAACTCCATCCTTTATAATCTATCATAGTTTTGTTTCTCATGTTGTATAATTGTTATACCATTTTAAATACTTATCTTTAGTTTTTTGTTCACCCTTAAGAGTTAGGAATGCACTTGAATTTTTGTTTTTACCAATTGCCATCCAAGACTGATCTAATTTTTTAAACTTAAATGTGTCTGCTAATTGAGATAGTATAGTTTGATCTCTGCCCCATTTCCATTTGTTAAAGGGTAACGAATTTAATTGCGATGCATATTCTTGTCTAAATCCGTTATCATTAAATGTAACAAATCCTGCTAGCCATCTGTTTTCTTTATGATGTTGTAGTACATATTGTTTTTTAAATAATTTTTCAAATGCAGTTTTTTCCATTTCTCTAGTACAGATACTGTCTGCATCTAGCGTGATTACACGTTCGTTTTTAGAAAATTTATCTGCAACTGCTAAAAATCTTACACACTGTAAATATGATATTTTAGACTCGTCAGATACAAAGTTTACTTGCTCAGACGTTATATCTACATTATCTAACTTATTATCTTTTGTAGGGTTTACAATATGACAATGTAATTGTATCCAAGGATTGTGACGCTGTATACTAGACAGTAACAGAACTGCCCATTGGTCATAATATGCTTGATCGCATCCTATGAGAATATTATAAAGAGGCATCTTCCATTCCTGCAACTCTAAGTTTTACAACATTAGTAATCTGCCATTGTTTTTGATCGAGTCCTTTTAGTAAACCTAACCATTTGTTACGCATTAGTGCAAACTCGTTGATAATCTTTTCGTAGTCAACAACATCTGCCTCACCGTCTACGTATTTTTCAACGTCACGACTGCTTAATGCTCGTTGATAGTTTTCGAGGTATTTCTTAAAATACGAACTACGCAATCTACGTAGTTCGATATTTAAATAGTTGAGGATTGCTTCGATCTCTTGGAGTTGATTAAAGCGTTGTTCAACAATGCCTGGCATTTCAGCCGCAGCACGTTCTACATTACCTTTGAGTTTGACCTCATGTTTTGCAGACAACAGTTCGTTTTCATAATGCGCTACTGCATCAGGAATTTTAGAAATGTCACGCGATACGATTGAATACCAGCCCATTATTAATCCTCATCTTCCCATGAATCGTCATCAGCAAAATTTTCTTCGTCGATATCTAAGAAGTAATTAATTGCACCGTCTAGCACCGCATCAGAACCTAGTGTATTAGTTAGGGTGTCATCTGCTACGCCGTAGTCAGCTAGCAAATCAACAAACCGCTCTGCTGCAAGTTCATGATTCTTTTTATCAATGTACTCTTTAAATAAAGTCCACACTTCTACAATTTGACTCTCGTCCATAGATTATTCCTCAAAAGTTTCTTCGATTAAATCAGCTGTATCTTCAACAACTTCACCGGTATTTACCACAGTAGCTGTTTTTTCTTTGTACTCTGACATAATCATTTCAAGTTTAGGACCATTCCATTGCTTACGATAATCGATATGCTCGACACCAGCTAAGTCAACATACTTGAGTCGATTGCCTTGCTTAACCAATAAGTTTTTCTTCTCAAACAATTCAACTAAACCAGAGTAAGGATTCATACCAGTTTCATAAGGAATCTTAACCTGCACACCTTCAAACGGTTTTGCATAGCGTGTCTTCATTACTTTACAACCTGCACGGATACCCATAACTTCTGTGATCTTATTGCCGTCTTCGTCTTCTTTTAACTTCATCTTTTTCATTGCAACAACAATACTTGATGCATAGATAAAGCCACTACCGCCTGAGATCTTATCATCTGGGTCAAACATGTCCTGCGATGCATATGTGTGGTTAGTACAAACTAGTCCAACATTGTAGCTGCCGATCATGTTTACAGTGTTACGAACTAATGAAGTAAGTGCTTTAGGCTTACGACCCATATCGCCCTTCATATCACCCTTTTGGAACTGATCGACGTCAGTAGGTGTTAGTAACATACCCAAGCTGTCAATAACAAACAATACTTTAGGACGATCTTCTTCGTTCATTGCTTTGTAGTCAATCATGAAAGTTGAGATAGTTTTTGCTACGTCATCAATCATTGCCATATTAAGTTTAAGCAATTTGTCTTCGCCAGTCTGCACACCTAGTGCATGCAACCAGCTTTCGTCAAGTGCATTCTCTGAGTCAACTAGGACTACATAGATACCTTGCTCTTGTGCGTTCTTTACAATGTTGCCACTGCAAAAATACGACTTGCCTGCACCTGATTCGCCTGCGAATACAGTTACTTTACCCAACGGAACACCTTTGTTAAAGTCTCCTGAAATAAGCAAGTTTAATGCGTATGATCCTGTTGAAATCCAATCAGTAGGATCGTTAAATCCAGCACTCACGCCTGAGATACTTTTAGTCAAGTCCTTACGGAACTTACTAACATCAAATGATTTAGCCATTATTTCTCCTATTTAAAGCCAAGATAACTAGGGCGTATGCTTATAGCACAGAGGCCCCAGCCGTGTTGTTTATTAAGCCTGCTGTTGACGTGCGCGGATCATCGCTAGGATGTCGCCTGCACCACCAGTTGCTGCCGGGGCAGGTGCTGCTTGTGCTACTGGAGCAGGTGCTGCTTGTGCCACTGGAGCACTTTGGCTAGTTGCAGTTGCACCCACACTTGCGGCTTTCATAGGATCGCCTGTGCGAGCTTGCATACCGCTTGGTCGGAAGTATTGGCTCCAACGATCTGCATCATATGCTTCACCATCTACTGATGCTTCAAACATTTCTTTCATCACTTTAATAGCAACGTCGTCTGGCTTCTTAGGAAGGAAGTCATTCATGTTATACAATCCATGAGTCTGAACTGCTAACATTTCTGCATCATTCAGCGGACGATCTCTACGTGCCCAAGTGCTTGTACCATAGTCTGCGTATCCACCTTTAGACGTTTTGTTAAGACGGAAGTCTACGCCGGCAGTATAGTCTGTTGGTAATTCTTCCATGTCTGGATCCATTAATGCTGCTTTAATGATCTGGAAGATCTGAGGACCAATGATGAATCGTCGAATTGGATTTTCTGGCTTTTCTTCTTGCAAGGGATTTTCTGTTACAAACCCTTGGAAAATGTAAGAACGTTTTTTCCAGTACTTACGACCCATATCTTCTAATGAAGCGTCCTTAAACCAGCCGCGAACTTCCTGTAGAATAGGACATGCTTCGCCGTACATTTCCATACATGGAACTTGTACTTGTACAGGGCGTGAATCAGTTTCACCTTTAATGCCTGCAAATGGAAGTTTAATAATCAAACGCTCTTTCCAGAAGAAAGTGTTTTCAGTGTCGCCATCTGGAAGGAAACGCATCGTTGCCGATTCGCCTTCTTTAATATTCCAAAATGGGTAAATTGCGTTATCACCGCCGCCTTGGGTATTATTGCCCCCTGTGCGTGATTCTTGCTCTTTGAGCTTTGCTCGGATTTCTGCTAATGATGCCATAGTTAATGCCTCCTAAAATGTTGCCTATGTGCAGTAGCGTTATTGCTACTAGTGCCTTAAAGTGTATAGCACAGTTACTACTATACACTGATATTTAGCAGACGTCAAGTGATATCTGCTGAATTTTTGAATTTATTTTATATGCCTGATAGTCTACGGATACTGTTTAGTTCGTCGTCTTGTTCGACTGTTGGTTCCATCATAGTTCCAGCAGTTGGTTCATCAAACTCAATTTCCTGTATTGCAGGGCCTGCATTAAGTTCTTCGTACTTTGCATTGATTGCTTCGATAAACGCTTTAGCCGGGTTAATGTATTGTTCGCCGTAGTCTTTTTCTATTGCTGTTAATATTGCTGTTTCGCCTTTTGGAAACTGTCCTGTTTCACGATCGAACATGCTAAGGATGTATTCAGTCACTGGTGTCTTTTGTTCTTTTTCAAGTGTAATTTCATCACCGTCGGGGCCGTCAATCTTGTCGCCTTTTTTCTTGCCGTTCATTTTGGCCTGTTGCACTGCTTGTGCATATGCATTGCCTTCTTCAAAATCATCATCTTTAGATTCTGCAAACTGTCCCATCATTTCTTCAAATGCATTATTAATATCTGATTCATACGCTTTAACTCCGCCAGGTGACACTTCTGTGCCAACTCCAGAGACAGTATCAGCCTCACCTAGTAAATCTTCAGCTGTTAGTTCTTTTGCTCTTGTTGCTTCACTTACTAGTTTGTAGATGTATGGAAACACATCTGATAGTTCTTCGTTAAACTGTTTGATAGTTAATTGATCAATCCAGTTTTCTTTAACATCTGCAGGAACATCTTCCATAACTGCTACTTCAAAAGAACCAAATGCTTCTGCATAGTAGTTTGGTTTTTGTAGACTTTCGATAGTCTTTTTAACTGACTTAATACGATCGTTTACTACACTAGTATACCCAGCTAAACTTTCTGCCATTACAGCACTGCGGCCCATGTAAGATTTAAACTTGCGGAGTTTATTCATTTCTTCTGATAAGCCAACAATGTGTGTACCAAAGTCATCAAATGGTTTGCCGCCTTCTGCTACGTGACGTGCCATTGCTCTTGCACCACTTAGATGCTTAAATGGATATATGAAGCGCTCGCCGTCTGCGCTTTCAATATATATCTTTCCAATACTGCGTGTGCGGCCACCTGCAAGTTCTGTGTTAACACTTTCAGTATGTTTAACTACTATTCTTGCTCCATCAACCTTTTGATAGCTCACACGGTTTGTTCCGTACATCTTTGATTCACTCATTGTTTCTTCTCCGCGATTTTGTGCTAAAAATTTATAATCTCTTTTGTCGAGGTTTGACTTGTTTATGTTACGAGTGTCAAACGTCATTAATCTTTTCTTGCTAAACTGTCTAATTTCCTTTAGAAAATTGTACCAATTTTGTTTTGTAATTTCGTCTTGTTCTGAAACAAAACTATCACTGTACATAATTTCAACACTTTTTTCAGATAAACTTATGCTAATTTTTCCTAAGTTTGCAGCACCTTCTTTGTAATCAAAATCAAAGAATCGTGCATCTGTAGGAACGTTAGTAACTTTGCCTTCGCCGTCACCTAACGTAACACTTGGAAACCGTCCACGTATTTTATTAAAAAGTTCTTCTGCTATTAGATCTAAATTTTTCATTGTAATATATTTATCAATAGTTTGTGCTTATGAAGATTGGCATTGGTGCATCGTAATCTTCCATATTTTCAGCTTGTGTAAACGTGTTATAGATTCTAGGATCCCAGTCTTTTAATACTGCCATCATTCTTATTGCTAATAGCGTAGCACTAATTAAATCATCACTTCGACCAGCCTTTGCTTGATAACTACTACCAGTTGCCACAAAGTTTTTAAGCTCAGATATAAATGGCTTACTGTGCAAAATCATTTTATCATTTTCAATCATAGTTTTAAGTCTACTACAAGCAGTAATTTTACTGCCGTGTGTAGTATTAAAACCTTTACGGAATTTCCTGACGTGTCCTTTTCTGATTGGTTCGCTCACAAATAGACCTGGAATATTCTCTTCACCAAAATCGTTTATAACGAGAAGTGCTGCTTCGCCGATACCGTTGTTTTCAACACTCCAGTAAATTCCGTTCTGGTTCCCTGTTTCTTGTGCAAGATACTTACAGATATCTGCAAGCACTCGTACCTGCCCGGGAATAGCAGTGGTGTTATGTTGCCATTCTGCAACTTGTTCATAACTTGGTAATTCAAATACTTGTATTGCAGCATTGTCGCCACCTGTGCCCATACTCGGATCAAGTGCTACTGC